CGTCCACTTGAGCATTGCGTACATCGCAGCTCCAATCGCGTCGCCTCGCAGCTTTAGTGACTTGATATCGATGTACTTTCCAGAAGCAAGACATCTGTCGGCACGAAAAGTGTGTTCGCGAAAAACTAGCAATGGAACGTACAGCTCGTGGTCACGAATCTCCTGTGCTGAAATGCGCACGTTGGCCAAGTGCCTCAATACTCTGGACGCGCACACAACGAAGTTTTTCAGCTCCGGATCGCGGGGTGCCCACATGAATTCACCTCGCATCGTTTCGACTATTGATGACAACAGCCGGACAGTGCGCTTCTTGCCTGTGAAAAGATCGAGCAGAAACACCTTCGGTGCCATATGCTTGCCACTGGGCACTGCAGTGTAGAAAGGAGACACTTGTTGAGCGTATTCATCAAGCTCGTCGACCTCATACGACTTCCACGCTCTCGGACCAGGCTCAAAGCATCGCTTGTCTGGATCAGGGGCGTCGCCAGTGAACGGATCGTCACGTTTGATATAGAAGTCTCGTTCTGCGTCGAGGCGAGCGTCCTGAGAAAAAACAATGGGACGGTGGCCAGGAGGTGGGTGCCAGTCCGGACACTCATCACCCATTGGACACTTGTGAGTCTTGAGAAAATGTTGGCAAACCTTCTTACCATCCTCAGACACGATAGATTCATCATCGTCAGATTCCTTGAAGACATCGCTCGGAGCCACACGGGCGCCGTCCGGGTACTTCTTGCCAGCTCGACATTCTTTGCAGCGTTTTGGGAGTGTCCACCCCTTTTTCTCAAAAAAGGCGACATCTTTTGCCGTGTATCGATCCGTCGTCCCACAGACACTGCAGTCAACACTGGCAACGAACTCTTGTGGCTCTGAATACTTCATGGTGGCAGGATCAGTGTGTGGACGATCTGCCAGCTGAGATAGCGCTTCTGCGGATGTCATGCCTTCTGCGCGAATAGGTGCAACAGCTGGTCTGGCGTTGCGTGATCGTGGCAGTGTAGGGAGTGGAGCAACCTCTTCTTGCTCAGACTCGATGTCCGCCATTCTGTTTGCCTCAGGCGGCATGCGATTGATGAAATTGGCTAGTGAAGTTGGTATTCTGTTCTTACTGGCCTCACGCACTGCCGCGAGAGTCTTGGCTGTGAATGACGCGAGTTTTTTCCGCATAGTCCTGATCTTATCAACTTGCAGCTTGCTGAGTGTAAGGTGAGCTGGGAACAATCCACCGTGCTCATCTGGCTTGAAAATGATCTCCATGCCGTTCTCCACTTTCTTGTTCAACGGCAACACAACAGTTCCTGGCACCCCATACGAGCACTCCCATGCTCGGAGTTTGCCCTGTTGTTCAATCTTGACCGGACCAACGTTGCAGGTCATGATGTAGTTGGTGGGCCACACTACGCCAGCTTTTGGCAATTTGGCACCGCTGTCCAACAGCAGCGGGCGTTCAGCTATTGGCGTGTCTTCGGAACTTGTTGAGGACTCGTCTGATTCATCAGCAGTTGTGCTCGATTCAGCTGGTGGTGCAGAAGACGATGCCGGCTCGTCGTATTTCGCTTCGAAGAGTTGCTCTGCGTTGGTCGTTCCTCCGAATGTTGTAGTTGGAGAGGAGCTGGCCAACGCACTTCCAGGATTCGTGGCAGCAGCATTTCCTGCTTCCTGGGGCTCACCCACGGCCGGTGAGACTTGGTTGCCATTTTGGGAGGATGGCGATCCTGAAGAAATTGAGGCAAGCGACATTTTTGAAAGCCGAATTGTCCAATTCAGGCAATGCACACTATCGGCGTTGATCCACCCTTTCGGTGTATGCGTACACAGCCCTATCGAGATGCCTCTCACACCTAACACGCGCGGCGAACCCCCTCAGTGGTTGATCTGGAATAAAATCAGGCAACAGATCATGAACTTGAGACAGTTGAACAACTCAGCCTGAGCTGAGTCCCCTGCATGCTCGGATAGCACTACACTGCTCGCCAGTGGAGTGGACTGGCGCGAACTCGTTACGTGAGTCGCGGGATTAAGCAATAAGCTTCCAGTCGTTGTTACGTGTCCTAACTTACGGGTGTACTTTGGGCACACCGGCCTAGTTGGACTGAGTGTTTTGTGGGGACACTCAGCGGCCTTGCGGGCCGATTGCGAAACCCCCCCCTGTTCACCAACGTCCTGTGAACGTGTGCTGGCTCACTACTGCGCCCCGGTGGCAGGCGCGCAGGGTGACAATCTGACGTCCGTCGTCCCAGGGTATGCTCTCAGGCAATCCTGGCGTGTGGCGGCACCGTCAGGCGATCGGTTTCCAAGCCGTCGCAGTCTACTTTCCCATGCCAGTTTTTACGGTGCCCGGGAACCAGGTACCAACCAAATTGGAGCGGTGCACGCCATGCAAGCTACACCACTGATTAGGCCCAACCCACTAAATGCCAACCAAGCCCTGTCGCCCACTGGCGAAGCACCATAGGTGCCTTCAGGTGAAGTTGGTGGAGCGCACTCCTTGGGTGTGAGGACTAACACAGGCCCAATCCCGATCGAGAGAAACTCCCGATGGAATCGTTCCGATGCCCCACCCCGCAATTTGTGAGTTGTACTCCCCAGCCTTTGGCGCTTCCATGCGCCGGCGGT